AGTGGCACAGGTTCTGGTGATATTACAGATATAAGAATTATTAGCGGTGGATATAATTTCTTATCATTACCTAATGTGACTGTTACAAGCACTAGTGGAAATGGTGCTGTTATATATGCATATGGAGATCAAATTGGAAGAGTACAAGAATTAAAAATTATAGAATCAGGTAAAGGTTTTCAAAATTCTCCTACACCTCCCACTTTAACACTTCCTACTTATTTAATTGTTAAAGATTTTTTAGGAAGTTTTACTATAGGTGAAACTGTTTCAGGTTTAGATGCAAGTTCATCTATTGTAACAGCAACTGTAGAATCAGTTAACACAAATTTAGGCTTAATGAAATTAACAAGTGCATCTGGAAGTTTTAGTCCTCACACAGTATTATCTGGTAATACCTCTAACGCTTCAGCTATGGTTATTAAAACTGATCAAGCAACTGCCACAACCACAGTTGTTTCAACATTAGATACAACAGGTTCGTATATTAATGAAGATGGACATATATCAGAAATAACAATGAAGATACAAGACAGTTTATTGTACCAAGATTTCTCTTACATAATTAAAGTTGGTGAGTCAATTAATCAATGGAGAGATTCATTTAAAAAAACAATGCATACTGGTGGTTTCTACTTTACAGGCCGAGTAGATATTGCAACACAGGTTAATGCTCAAATGAGACCATTTACAACTGAAAATTCTGGTGTTACTACAACACCTATCCAAGATGTACTTAATACTTTATTCTCAACAGTATTTGGTAGAAGATTAGGAACAATAGATGATGGTACTTCTTTAAATGCTAGTCCACAATTAGGAGTAAATCCAGATATGATGGCAGACTCAACTCCAGATTTATTTACAGATAATACAAGAGATTTAACATTAAGTAGAAGATATAAAATTATATCTCAAATCAAAGAATTAACTGATATACGAAATAATACAACTAAATTTGGTAGAGCAGTAGCAGGTCCAAATTTACATTCTTTATCACATTTAGTATTAAGTTCAAATTATGCAAGTCAAGTTCAAATACAAGACTTAAATAATTTAAGATTATCAGGTACATTAAATACGAATATTGATGGTGAGTTAAATAATCTATCAGATTTTAATTACAAATTAAAAACAAACTTTGCTATTCCATCTCAAATATGGCATTTAGATGAAAATAGTTTTGATGAAGACCAGATTACTTTTGACACAACAAATATTAAGTTTGATGTGGCATAAAAAATGAGTATAAATAATAATATTATTATTAAAATTTAGGAAAAAATGGCTAAACAAAGTATTAATATAGGAACAGTTGCGAATGATGGTACAGGTTCAACTATCCGTGATGGTGGTGACCTTATAAACGACAACTTTAATGAAATTTATTCTTTTTTAGGAGGTAATACTTTACCTTCTACTACAAAAATAACTACAAGAACACCAACAAATACAGGACAAAGTGGTGATGTTGCTGGACTTGTTGTACAAGACGGAACATATCTATATGTGTGTACTGCAACATATGATGGTTCTACAACTATATGGAAAAGAATTACTTTAGAGTCTTTTTAATAATATAAATATGAAAAAGGAATTAAATTAAATGCCGGCAATAATAACTAACAAATTTAGAATACACAACGCTGAACAGTTTAGTGAATCGTTTTCAGAAGCTTCTCCAAACGTTTACTATTTAGGTATAGGAAGGCCACAAGCTTTTACTACATCTACTAGAGGTGATAGTAGAACAGTAAACGAAGGTTCAGATTCTTCACCTTTAACTCCAGTAGATTCAATACAAGATGAATTTTATACTTTTGATGACTTATTGTCAGCTAAAAAAGTTACATCTTCAGATGTGTCTTACGTAATACCTAGAAGAAATTGGACATCAGGTACAGTTTACGATTATTATAGACACGATTACGGAAATAGAATTACAGGTACAACTACTGTACAAACTGCAACAAGTGGTGCTACTAGTTTATGGGATTCTTTATTTTATGTAGTTACAGATGATTTTAATGTTTACAAATGTTTATGGAACAACAATGGTGGTGCTTCTACTTCAAAACCTGAAGGAACATCTACATCTATTATTGAAACAGATGATGATTACAAATGGAAATATATGTACACCTTGAGTGCTGCTCAAAGAGTTAGTTTCCTATCAACAGATTTTATGGCAGTTGCAACTAACTCAACTGTTGCAGCAGCTAACTCAAACGGAACAGTTAATATAGTTACTATCAAATCAGCAGGTTCTGGTTCTTTAGTAAATAATACGTTTACAAACATTGATATACACGGAGATGGTTCTGGTGGTAAAGTTTCAGTAACAGTTGCTGGTGGTGTTGTAACTGGTGTAACTGTTACAAACGCAGGTTCAAATTATACTTTTGCTTATATTAGAAATGCTGATATAGTATCAGCTGGAGCAACAAGTTTAACTGGCGCAGAATTAGATTGTATCATAGAGCCAAAAGGTGGACACGGCGAAGATGCGGTAAAAGAATTAGGTGGATATTATGTGATGTTAAATGTTAACTTTGAAGGAGCTGAAACTTCTAATTCAGGTGACTTTACAACAGATAATGATTTTAGACGAGTTTGTTTGATAAGAGACCCTAACGCAACTGGAGGAGGCGCAGCAAGTGCTTCTACACTGAGAGGAGTTAAGGTTATGAGATTAACTTCAGTAAGTGGTAACTTTACTGCTGATGAAGAAATTAATCAAACTTCAACTGGTGCTGTGGGTAAAGTTGTAGAGTGGGATAGTTCAAATAGTTTACTATATTACATTCAAACAAGATTTAATGATGAAGGAATTGATAGCAACGGAGATTTAACAGCGTTTTCTGGTTCAAATGCAGTAACAGGACAATCATCAGGAGCATCTGGAACACCAGATGGTACAACTACAGTAGATAACATTTCATTTACAAGTGGTTATGCTACTGCTGAAATCGAGTCTGATAGTGGTGATGTAATTTATGTTGAAAATAGAGCACCAATTACAAGAGCTGCAGATCAAACTGAAAACGTTAAATTGATTATTGAATTTTAGAGGGAAATAGATGGCAGCAAAAACTGACTTTAACCTCTCGCCTTATTATGATGACTTTACAGAGTCTAAAAACTTTTATAGAATACTTTTTAGACCAAGTTTAGCTGTTCAAGCGAGAGAATTAACACAATCACAAACAATCTTACAAAATCAAATAGAAAGATTGGGCGATCACCTTTTCAAACAAGGTGCAATGATTATTCCAGGTCAGATTGGAATAGATACAAACTATTATGCTGTCAAATTATCTAGTATTGATAGTTCAAACACATTATCAGATTTTTCTAATATACAATTAACAGGTGGCACATCTGGTGTTATTGCAACTGTAGTAGGAACATCAGCAACTGATGGTACTGATCCTGATACATTATTTGTAAAATATGAAAAAACAGGTACTAATAATACTACAACAACTTTTTCTAACGGCGAAACACTAACAGGTACAGGAGTATCGTGTGTTGTAGATACTACAGCAATAGGTTCTTCAGCTAGTGTTAAGTCTGGTATTTTTTATATAAATGGATTTTTTGTACAAGTAAGTGATGAAACATTAGTATTAGACAAATATACAAATACACCTAGTTACAGAGTAGGTTTTTCAGTTACTGAAGCTTTAATAACTCCTAATGACGATAATAGTTTGAATGATAACGCTGCTGGTTCTTCTAATGCCAATGCTCCAGGTGCTCATAGATTTAAGATTACATTATCATTAGCTAAAAAAACATTAACATCAACTGAAGACGATAATTTTTTTGAAATCGCTAGAGTTGAAAATGGTATAATTAAAACACTTGTAAGAAATACTGAATATGCAGTATTAGAAGACACCCTAGCAAGAAGAACATTTGACGAATCAGGAGATTATGTTTTAAGTAATCCTGACTTTGATGTAAGAGAACATTTAATATCAGGTAATAATAGAGGTATCTATACTTCTGGAAATGGTGGTGACGCTACTAAACTTGCAGTTGGTGTTTCACCTTTTAAAGCATACGTAAGAGGTTATGAGGCTGAAAGACTTGGAACAACTTTTGTTGACATTGATAAAGCTAGAGATTTTGAAACAGCAAATAATCACAAAACAAGATTTAATGTAAAAAATTATATCAATGTAACAAACGTTTATGGATCGCCAGATATAGGATTTGTTTCTGGTGATGTTGAAGCGTTTAAAACTGTTAATTTATATGATACACCTACAGATAGTAGAGGAACAGAACAATCATCAACAGGTGTTATAGTTCCTGAAATAGGTAGAGCAAAATCTCGTGGTTTTGAATTTGTATCAGGAACACAATCATCTGATATTTACAGTACGTCTTCAATATACAGACATTATCTATTTGATATAGAAATGTTTACACATTTAAATTTAACTACTTCAGCTTCTTTTACAACAGGTGAAATAGTATCAGGTGCCACTTCAGGCGCAATTGGTATCGTACAAAATACGACCGAAAATGTATCATCAGCTGTAACAACAATTTCAGTAGCAAGTCCAGGTGTCGTAACTTTAAGTGGACACGGATTAACAGATGGTCAAATAGTTACTTTAAGTGGTGGCGGATATGCTGTAGATTCAGTTGCAGTATCGAGTGATACTACTTATTGTGTAAGAAACGCAACTTCATCAACATTCGAATTATACGAAACAGATGGTACAACACCTGTTAACGTTACTTCTTATAGTTCAGCTCCCACAGTATCTCATACTACAGTCGTAGTTTCAGGTGTTAGAAGAAGCTTTATTGCTGGAGAAACTATTTCAGGTCAAACATCATCAGCTTCGGGTACAATTCAAGTAGATGCTTTAGGTTTTAAAGGTGTTAGAACAAGAGATATTTCTGCTGTTAAACAAATTGGTATGGCAGGAAGTCCTACTTATACTGCTGACACAGTATTAGATTCAACATACGGAGATAACTATACTTTAGTAGGTAACGTTTCAATAGCAAATTCAGATGCTACTTTACAAGGTAAAGGTACAAACTTTACAATAGATTTAAAAATAGGTGATTCAATTTCATTTACAAATGACGCTGGTTCTACAGTAACAGGTACAGTAAAATATATTGTATCTCAAAACGAATTAGAATTAACTTCTGCTGTAGGTGGTTCTGATGTAACTACTGCCTCAATTGTTACAAGAAGACGAGCAAAATTAACAAATCCTGAAAGTAATATTTCTATATTCCAATTACCACATACAACAGTTAAAACATTAAAAACAACAGCTAATGGTGGAGCAACTGATACAAACTTTAATGTAAGAAGACAATTTACAGTTACTTTATCATCTAATGGTGATGAAACTATTTCTGCTGGTACAAATGAAACTTTTGCTTCAAATTCTACAGATGATTTTTCAGTTTCTATTATGACACTTGGTGCTGGAACATCTGGTGCAATTGGAGATGTTTTAAACCTAGAAGGTAATAACCACGAAGGTGACGCAATATTTGAATTGATTGGATCCCCAACTGGTAAAACATTAAAATTAGATTTTGGTGCTGACTTTCAAGGTCATAAAATTAAAATTTTAGCAACTGTACAAAGAACGATTGCTGGTTCAAAAACAAAAACTTTAAATTCTGGTTCAACAGTTGCCATTTCCAATCAATCAACAATAGAAGGTGGAACAATTGGATTAGGTAAAGCTGATATTTATGCAATCAATGCAGTTTATATGTCAAGTAGTTTTGGTACATCAGCAAGCGCAAGTGATACTGATATTTCAGATAGATTTAATTTAGACACAGGACAAAGAGATAACTTCTATGATATTGGAAGACTAATTTTAAAACCTGGTGCGATTAGACCAACAGGTCAATTATTAATTAATTTTGATTATTTCTCTCACGGTTCAGGTGATTATTTTGATGTTGATTCGTATTCAGGTGTTGTTGATTATGAGAATATTCCAAGTTACACTTCAGATACAACAGGTGATAGATTTGAATTAAGAGATTGTTTAGATTTTAGACCTAGAGTAGATGATGCTAGTACAATTAATTCAGGTTCTTCTGATAGAAGTTTTGACGGTACAGGTTCATCAACAGTAGATGTAGTACAGTTTAATTCAGATGTTACAACTGACTTTGAATATTATCTAAACAGAATAGACAAAATTTTCATAACTAGAGATGGTGAATTAAAAGCACTAAAAGGTGCATCTGCTGTTAATCCTTTAGAACCAGGAAATTTAGATGGTCACTTATTATTAGCAACTATAACTATACCAAGTTATACATTACAAACTTCTGATGTCACTATTAAAAAAGAAGACAATAGACGTTATACAATGAGAGATATTGGTAAGTTAGAAGATAGAATACAAAATTTAGAATATTATACTCAACTTTCATTATTAGAACAAGATGCTCAAAGTTTACAAATACAAGATGCTGATGGTTTTGATAGATTTAAAAATGGATTTGTTGTTGATAACTTCTCTGGTCACAATGTTGGTGACGTAGGAAATAATGACTACAAACTTTCAATTGATAGAGCAAGAGGTGAGGCAAGAACACCTTTTAATGAAGATGTTATTGAGTTAGAAGAATCTGATGATGATGGAACAACAATTTCAGCAGCAGATAGAACAGCAGCAAATTATGCCAAAACAGGTGATTTAATTACCTTACCTTATTCAGAAACAACTTTAATACAACAACCATATGCAACTAAAACAGAAAACTTAAATCCATTTTTAATTTTTGATTGGATTGGTGATGTAGAATTGGATCCACCAGTAGATGAATGGAAAGAAACAAGAGTTGCGCCAGAAATAGTTGTCAATGTAAATGGTACTTTTGATAATTTAGCAATTAATGCTGGATTAGATAATACAAGTGTTTCCGAAATACCAGTAGGTACTGAATGGAATGAATGGCAAGATCAATGGTCAGGTAATCCTAGAACAGATACTAGATGGCAAGGTAATAGTTTAGTTAGAACAACGTCTACAGATGTAGTTCAAACAAGAAGTGGAATTAGAACAGTAATTGTTCCTCAAACTATAAGACAAAGTTTAGGAAATAGAGTAATTTCTGTTGCTTTTGTTCCTTTTATTAGAAGTAGAAACGTAACTTTTGAAGGTTATGGTTTGAGACCTAATACCCAAGTTTATCCTTTCTTTGATAACGTAGATGTTTCAGCATATGTAACTCCTGATGGTGGTTCACTAGGCGGAAATATAACTACTAACGCAAATGGTTATGTTAAAGGAGTTTTTTCAATACCTGATCCAAACACAGCGTCAAATCCTAGATGGAGAACAGGTAAAAGAGTATTCAGATTAACAAGTTCATCTACAAATACATCAGATAGAACAGCAACAGCAACTGCTGCGGAAGCAGATTATGATGCAAAAGGTTTACTAGAAACTGTACAAGAGGCTGTAGTTTCTACAAGAGAAGCTCAAACAGTTAGACAAGATACTACTGAAAGAAGAGCAATGTCAAGGCAAACATCTACAACAATTGGTCGTAGAGATCCATTGGCACAATCATTTCAAATTGATGATGAGGACGGTGTATTCATAACAAGCGTTGACGCTTATTTTGCTACAAAATCAGATACATTACCAGTTAAAGCTGAAATTAGAAATATGGTTAATGGTTATCCTGGAAATAAAATTGTTCCTTTTTCAGTTAAATGGTTAAATCCTAGTGATGTAAATACAAGTTCTGATGGTTCAGTTGCAACTAAATTTACATTCAATTCACCAGTATATTTAAAAGAAAAAACTGAATATGCACTTGTACTATATACAGATTCTCAGGATTATACAGCTTATGTTGCTAGACTAGGTGACACTGTAATTGGTTCTGATAGAACAGTGTCAGCTCAACCAGCAGTAGGTATCTTATTTAAATCAGCAAACAATCGTACTTGGACTGCTGAACAAATGGAAGATTTAAAATTTACAATGAGAAGAGCAGAGTTTGATGTTTCAAGTTCTGGTACTCTAACGTTGACGAATAAAGCGTTATCTGCTAAAACTCTAAATGCTAATTCTATTAGAACATTTAATGGAAGTTCTTTAGTTAGAATATTCCATCCAAATCACGGTATGCATTCATCTACTGATAATGTAACTATCGCAGGGTTAACATCAGGTACAGATTATAATGGAATACAAGGTTCAGAAATTAATGGTGACTACGCTACAATTTCTAATATTACTTTAGATAGTTATGATATTACAACTTCAGGTACAGCTACAGCAACAGGAGATGTTGGTGGTTCAACTGTAACAGCTACTCAAAATAGATTGTTTGATGTTCTACAATTACAAATAGGACACGTAGTACACCCAGGTTGTACTTTAACATCTAATTTAAGAACAACATCTGGTAGATCAGTTCACGGTTTAGAAACAGCATTTGCTAGACAATCTACAAGTGATGCATTGCCAGTTGTATTAAATGACAATATCTATTTTGATGTTCCAAGATTAGTTGCAAGTGAAATAAATGAAAAAGCTGAAATTGGTAATGGTTCTTCTACAAGATCAACTTATCAATCTATGTTTGTTAACTTAACATTTAGTTCAACAAACTCAAAAGTTTCACCTGTGATAGATATAAAAAGAGCAAATGCTTTTGCGATTTCAAATAGATTAAATAATCCTACAGTATCAACTACAGATACATTTACAGGAGATGGTTCAACACAAGCATTTACTTTGTCTGGAACACCTAGTAACGTTCATATTATGGCGGTTAAAAAAGATGGTAAAAAATTACAACCAGTTGATGATTACACAGTTTCAGGAACACTATTAACATTAGATTCAGCTCCAGCAGCGGGTTCAAAAGTTGTTGCTAAAATTACAAACACAGTTGATTACGAAGATGATACAGCTTGTGGTGCTGTGTGTAATGGTTCTTCAGAAGGTTCTTATATTACAAAACCTATCAATCTTTCAAATCCATCTACAGCATTAGATATAAGATTAGCAGCAAGTGTAAGATCAACTTCATCAATTAAATGTTTCTTTAGACTATCTGGTGGTGAAGAAACAAGAAGAATAGAAGATTTACCTTATACACCATTTAACACAGATGGTTCTCCAGATGTGTCGGTTGATCCATCAAACGGCGATCTAGTATTAGATTTAGATTTTAAAGATTACAAATTTAGTGCAAGTGAATTACCAGAATTTACATCTTTCCAAATTAAGATTGTATTTAATGGTACAAACTCTGCGTTACCACCAAGATTAAAGGACTTTAGAGCAATTGCTTTAGCACTATAATATGACTAGAAAATTGAAAGTTGAAGGTTATGATAATTTATTAAGAGATTTAAACTCTAATGCAATTATTAATGGTTCTAATACTGATTTTAAAATATATATGGCTAGAGCGAGAGCAAGAGAAAAACAAGGCGATCAAATTAGAGATACCGTAAAGGAAATAAATACTTTGAAAGCAGAATTGAGAGAAATTAAAAATTTATTAAAAGAGGTTATTAACAAATAATGGCAATAAGATCAGTAGCAACAACAGATACTTTAGAAACGTTTAGAACAACGTTCAATAATCTTGGTACAGATGTAGGTGATTTAAGTGGTTTAAGTACAACGAATCAATCAACAATTGTTGCCGCTATTAATGAAGTTTTAACTTCTACATTTAGTTTTACTTTAAGAGATGAAACATCTACAACACAGGTGATATCTGCTAATGATACTATGAATGTTTTAGGTGATTCGAATATTACCGCAACTGTGTCAGCAGAAGATAGTTTGACAATAACTCTTAATAGTACAATATCAGGTTTAACTAGTGTGTCTTCTACGACATTAACCGACGGAACCGCCACTTTAACGGGTGGTTCAATGACAGGTTTGACTAGTTTAGATAGTGCGGCAATTACAATAAATAGTGTAAGTGTTGCAACGACACCTTTTGCGATTGCTCAGGCGATTGCTTTAGGATAATTTTTGAAATATTTTTCGTTATAATAGATTTTACTGATATAAATAACTTATATAAGTCAAAATCTTAAATTAAAAGTTTATATAAATATAAATATAAACAAGTTTTTAAAAAGATAAAGGAATTAAAAAATGGCCAACGATTTTAAAAGAGAAGTTAAAGCAGACGTAGGAACATCTACAGGTGCTTCAGCTGATGCTGTGTACTCTACTCCAGCAGGTGCTGGTTCTACAGCATTAGAATCAATCGTTATCGGTATTTCAGTTTGTAATAAGAATGCTTCCGAAAGAACAGTAGGATTATTTTTAGATAATTACGATGGGACTAATGATGGTTATATCGTAAAAGATTTAAAAATTCCAGGAAACACTACAGTTGAAATTATGTCAGGTAACAAAATAGTATTACAAAACAATGGAACAACTGGCGATGTATTAAGAGCAGAGGCTTCTGTTGGTTCATCAATTGATGTTGTTGCATCAGTTTTAGAAGACGTGTAATATAAATATTAGTATTAAAAAGGAATTTACAAATGGTCCGATACATAAACGCAAAAGATAGACCAACTGAAATAAATGTAAGACAGACTGTTGGTGATGGTTCAAACACTGATTTTACTGTAACTCAAAATTCTACAGTTGATAAAGTGTTAGTAACAGTTAACGGTGTTGCTCAAGCTCCAACAACAGATTATACAATATCAGGTACAACTTTATCTTTTACAACGGCACCAGCTAACAATGATGATATTGTAATAAGGGAGTATCCAGTATAATGACAAAAATAAAACAATCAAATTTAGATTCAACAGTAATTACAGGCCATACAGAAGAAACTACTGTTAATGATTTAGACCAAGTTCTTATTTACGACACTTCTGCTGGCGAATTAAGAAAAATGAAAAGATCAAATTTCATTTTTCAAACACCTGCAATAACATCAATTAGTCCTACACTTATTGATCCAGATGGAAGTACAACAACTACAGTTTCAGTTACAGGTGCTAACATAGAAGACGGTTTCGTTGCAACTTGGGTTGGTGATGATGGTACCGAATATACTCCAGGTGCAACTACATATACAAATTCAACTTCAATCACAGTAGATACAACAGCTACTATGACAGCGGCAAATTCGCCGTACGATTTAAAAATAGTAAATGGTAATGGTATTATCGCTAATGCAACAAACCTTTTAACATTAGACAATCCGCCAGAATTTGCTAATCCAGCAAATACTAATTTAGGTTCAGTACAACCAGGTGCAACAGATTTCTCTGCTTTATCATCTGCGGCAGCTACTGATCCAGATGGAGATACAGTAACACACACAGTAACAGCTGGTTCACTACCAACAGGTATGACAATGGGAACTGATGGTTCTTTTGGTGGTACAGTTGCTGATCCTTTATCAGACCAAGATTTTACTTTTACAGTCACAGCGGCAACAACTAATTATAGTGTTCCAAGACAGTTTGTAATCACTTTAACAAATGCTGCGTTTATGTCAGCAACAGGTGGTACAGTAACAACAGAAGGTGACTTTAAAGTTCACACATTTACATCAGACAGTACTTTTGTAGTAACTGCTGCAGTAGGTCCAGCTAGTTATCCAACATCAGTTGACTATTTCGTATTAGCAGGTGGTGGTGGCGGAAGAGGTGACCACCCTCAAGCTTTCGAAAATGGTGGAGGCGCTGGAGGCGGTGGCTTTAGACTTTCAAATGAACAAGGTCCACTAGGACCATTCACAGGAATGCCTTTAGCAAATCCTACAGGTCTTTCTATAACTTCAGACGGTACTTATCCAGTAACTGTTGGTTCTGGTGGAACAGGTCCTACACAAGGTAGCGAATCAATATTTTCAACAATTACATCAACAGGTGGCGGAGGCCAAGGACACGGATCTGGTAACCCAGGCGGTTCTGGTAGTGGTGGCCACGATAACAAACCAACTGGACTAGGAAATACACCTCCTACATCTCCTCCTCAAGGAAATAATGGTGGTAGTTCAGGTGGTCCAAGAGGAAATAATATGGGCGGCGGCGGAGGCGGCGGCGCTCTAGGTTCTGGAAGTACAGCTCAAGGTGGACCAGGTGGTTCTGCAGGTTATGTACCAAATAGTTGGTTAGGATCAAACGCACCAAGTATTGGTTGGCCTGGACCAGATGGTAATAATAGATATTTTGCTGGTGGAGCTGGTGGCTCTGGTGGAAGCAATGGCCCTGGTGGCGGTGGTGGTGCTGCTAGTGGTGGCTCTTTATCCCCTGCTCCTCCTACAACAGGTTCAGGTGCTGGTGGATCAACAGGTTCTCCATCTACACAAACAACAGGTGGTTCTGGAGTTGTAGTATTAAGGTACAAATTCCAGTAATGAATTTTAAAAGGAGATAAAAAGAATGGCGCATTATGCTAAAATAGGTTTAAACGGTGCAGTGTTATCCACACACGTAGTTGCAGATGAAGTACAACTATTAAATGGTGTTGATAATGAAGAAATGGGTAGAGCATACCTTGAATCAATACACGGTTGGCCAATTTGGAAAAGATTTTCTTTAAATACTAGTAGAGGTGTTCATTATACTGATGATGGAAATGGAACAAGAACTGTCTCTGCCGATCAATCTAAAGCATTTAGAGGAAATGCCGCAGGTAAAGGTGGTTCTTATGATGAAGATAATGATTGTTTTTGGGAACCTAAACCTTATAAGGATTGGGTAAAAGATTTATCTACATATGAGTGGAAAGCACCAGTAGATTTCCCTACAACTACGACTTTTGATGTAGGTGGTGAAACTAGATATTACAATATAACTTGGGACCAAGATAATTCTCAATGGGTGTGTTTAGTAAATAATAAAAAATGGAACCATACTGCTGATCCAAAAGTTTGGATTGATATTTAATAATTAAATTATATTGATGTTTATATTATGGCTTCACATAAACAAATTCTAACTCAACAATTCTTAAAAAAAGAATTATTACCTAGTGAAATTAATGTTGATTGGTCTTTAGTGACCAATCACGTTTTAAAACATTATAATGAAAAATTTATATTTGATAATAATTTAGTCTTTACAAAATATCCTCACTACTATAAAGTTTCTTATCACCAACATCTCGGATGGATTAGTAGATATATTTGTGATAGAGCAGATGAATTAGACAATTTGCAATTAATTCCTCACAACGAAGACCCTATACTAGTTAATGTTCTAAAGAAAGGTCAGTACACACATTTAACACAATTGGTAGATAACTGGAATTTATCTAAATCTTTTGATTATTGTGCCTTGTTAACACTTACTGATACTACAAAAAAATTAGGTAAAAATGATGTTAATGATAATGTGGTAGATGAAAATGACGATAGATGTTTTCTACGTTTTGAATATGACGACAATAGAATAAAAGATTGTTCTTGGAATGCTAGATTAGACTACAAAAATTATATTCTTTACAATTCAACTTTATTACACAGAATTACAGAAAATAAAAGAGATGAAAATATGATAAATCTTTTATTTAGATATCAAATAAAAAGATAAATAGTAATAAAAAAAGGTGAAAAATTATGACAACTGAAATAAAAACTATAACAATAAATGGTGTTGAGTACAACGAAAGCGATTTAAGTGCTGATATAAAAAATACAATTGTTGCTAGAAGTGAAATTCTACAATCAAAAGTAAGGCACGAAATCGAAATGGAAAAAATTGAAGTATTATTGGCACATTATAATAAGAAAATAGAAGAAGAAATTAAAAACATTAAAAAATAATAGATGTCAGCGATAGCAAATCTACAAATAGAACAAGGAACATCTTTCAGTTCTGACGTAACCGTTACAACTGATACAGACGCAGTGTTTGATTTGTCTGGTTATGCGTCTTACGCACAAATGTCAAAAGGATATGCTACATCTCATACAAGAACATCTTTAACTACTTCAAACAACACAGATGAGGGTGTTGTTACTATTAGCTTAACAGCGGCCCAAACCTCTAATTTAGAAGAGGGCCGTTATCTTTTTGATGTTGTTATTGTGAAACTTGAAGACAGCACAGTAACAAGAGTTTTAGAAGGAATTATCACAGTCAATCCTAGAATCTCTACAAATTATTAATTATTTTTGTTATTCTACAACATACTTTAATTATAAATATTAAAAAAATAATAGTTTTATTATAAATATTACTATAAGAGAGATACAACTATGGTCAAAGCTAGGGTAACAACAAGAATCGCAGGAAAACCAGCGAATGTAAGCGTTACTTTACCTTCTAGCCAAAATGTTAAAAATAGTAATTTAAAGTTAAGATTGTTAGGAGATGTAAATGCTTCTACGTTAGAAGATGGTGCTTTGATTCAATATGATGCAAGTTCTGAAAAATTTACAACAAGAAACGAATTAGATACCACAACGGGAACATTAAAGTTCAACGGTGGAAATTTTTAGGGAGAAATAAATGGCAACAATAATTCAGATTAAACGATCAGGCACGTCTGGATCACCTTCCCAACTCGCACAAGGGGAATTAGCATATTCATATCTTGCAGATAATGGATCAAATGGCGGTGATCGTCTTTATATAGGAACAGGTGTCGAAACAGCGGGTGTAGCAGCCAATATAGAAGTAATTGGTGGTGTATATTTTACAGAAAAATTAGATCACGCTTTAGGAACATTAACAGCATCATCAGCAATTCTAGTTGATAGTAATAAAGCAATTGATGAAATCTTTATTGGTAATAACTCAACTACTGGTGGTCAATTAAAATTAAACGAAGGTACCAACAATGGTACAAATTACATTGGATTAAAAGCTCCAAATGCCGTAACAACTTCCACTACTTTCACGTTGCCAGATGGTGATGGAACAAGCGGCCAATTTTTAAAAACTGATGGTTCTGGTAATTTATCATTTAGCACAGTAACGCAAACTCTCTCTATTGCTGCTGATAGTGGTTCAAATGATTCAGTATCAACAGGTGAAACAATAACTTTCTCTGGTGACACAGGTATTACAACAAGTGTAACTGATAACACAATTACAATTGATTTAGATGATACAGCTGTAACTCCAGGTAGTTATGGTTCAGCAACACAAATTCCAACATTCACAGTTGACCAACAAGGTAGATTAACTGCTGCTGGAACTGCTGCGGTTGCAACTACTTTAACTGTTGTTGATGATAGTTCAACATCAACAGGAATTGATCTATTAACAGATTCATTAAAGATTGCTGGTGGAACAGGTATTACATCATCTATTTCAGGTGATACTGTATCTTTAGATATTGATAGTACAGTTGCTACTTTAACTGGTACACAAGAATTAACTAATAAAACGTTAACGTCACCAGTTATTTCAACAATTAGTAATACAGGTACATTGACATTACCTACATCAACTGATACATTAGTTGGTAGAGATACATCAGATACTTTAACAAACAAAATTATTGATAGTGCTTCAAACACATTAACTTTAGATTTATCTGAAGGTACTTTAACAGGTACAATATCTGAATTTAATACAGCATTAAGTGACGCTGATTTTGCGACACTTGCTGGAATAGAAACATTATCTAATAAAACATTAACAGCTCCTAAAATTGCTGATGGTGGTTTTATTGCTGACGCAAATGGTAATGAACAAATTGTATTTAACACAACAGCTTCAGCAGTCAATCAGTTAGAGATAACTAACGGAGATGCTGGAACAGGTGTTACATTATCATCTGCTGGTGATGATACTAACATCAATATTATATTAGACCCTAAAGGTTCTGGTACAGTTGATGTTAATTCAAGTAGAATTACTAACGTATCTGATCCATCTGGTTCTCAGGACGCTGCTACAAAAGCATATGTTGATAGTGTTGCCAATGGTTTAGATGTTAAAGATTCTGTAAGATTTGCTTCAACAGCCAATATTGCTGGAACATATGACAATGGTGCTGGAACAATTACTGCTGGTTCAAACGGTGCTTTATCAATTGATGGTCAAACTCCATCAACAAACGATAGAGTATTATTAAAAGATCAGTCAGACGCTGTTCAAAACGGTTTATATAGAGTTACAACAGTTGGAGATGGTTCAAGTGCTTATGTATTAACAAGAACACCAGATGGTGATGAAGCGATTGAAATTACAGGTGGTGCTTTTGTATTCGTTGAAGAAGGTACAGCTAATGCTGATAACGGTTATGTATTTACACATAACGGAACACCTACACTAGGTTCAACTAATATTACAGTTGCACAATTCTCTGGCGCAGGTCAAATCTCTGCTGGTGATGCGTTATTAAAAACTGGAAATACTTTAGATGTAAGAGTTGATGGAACAACTATCGAAGTAACATCAGATGCATTAAATGTTGTAGATGGTGGTATTGATACTCAACATTTGGCTAATGACGCTGTAACAACTGCGAAAATTACTGACTTAAATGTTACTGCTGCTAAATTAGCAAACACATTAGATTTATCTGGTAAATCAGTAACTCTTGCGAGTGGCGAAATATCAAATAGTGAATTAGCAAACAGTATAATTAATGTTACTACAGATAGTGGTAATAATGATATTGATTTAGGTGATACATTAACTGTAACTGGTGGTGAGGGTATTGATACTTCACAATCAGGTGATACTTTAACAATCACTGCTGAATTAGCAAGTACATCAAATAAAGGTGTTGCTTCATTTAGTTCAGATAACTTTACAGTTACAACAGGTGTTGTTACTGTTACTGAAATTGACGGCGGAACATACGCATAATAATTAGGAGATTATAGTGGCAGCTGTAATTAAATTAAAAAGAAGTACAACAGCTTCTTCAATACCAACTACAAGTGATTTGGCAGATGGTGAAGTTGCTGTTAACATTACTGATAAAAAAATATATCAACGTAATGGTAATGACATTGTTGAAATAGCTAACAATTCTAATTTTTCAAGTGTTAGTGCTAATTTATTACCTGATACTGATAATGCTTATAGTATTGGTTCAAGTACGAATAGTTTTACAGATTTGTTTTTATCTGGTAAACCGAAAAAACAAGTAGATATATTTACTAATTCAGGTGGATTATCTACAGCTGCTGCTGGATTTGTTTTTAGAATAAATACAGAAGCAAAAAATTTTACAGAAGTTTATACTAATTCAGGAGGTTTAGGTTCGCCTGCGATTACATCATCATCAAACTATGATGACAATAATCCAGCTTATCTATTTTAATAAAATATGGCAGAAAAAACACCAATAAGACTAGTATTTACAGACGGTACTCCTACAGGTATAGCTGAATATCAATCAGGTGATACTATTGGAAATTCGTATTTAACTAATTCAGGTTTCACACTTGTAGATACTTCATCTACATCAACAACTATTTCTTTAGGTGAAACATTAAAAATAGCAGGTAGTGGTGGTGTTACAGCAACATTAAGCGGTGATACATTAACAATTGCTGTTGATGGTTCTATCGTTACAGAAAATTCAAATGATATATTAACAAACAAAACAATAGATAGTGCTTCAAACACATTAACTTTAGATTTATCAGAAGGTACTTTAACTGGTACAACTGCTGAATTTAATTCAGCATTATCAGACGCAAATTTTGTAACACAAGATGGTTCTGGTAATGTAACAATTTCTGGTAACTTAACAGTAAGTGGCACAACAACAACTATTAATACAGAAACCATTAATTTAGCTGACAATACAATTCTTTTAAATTCTAACGCTACAGGTTCTGCTTCAGAAAATGGTGGTATTGAAATAGAACGTGGTGATGATGCAAATAAAACATTAATATGGAACGAAACAACTGATAAGTGGACTGTCGGTTCAGAAACATTTGTTGCTGGAACATTTGAAGGTGCTTTAACAGGTAACGTAACAGGTAATGTCACTGGTAACGTAACAGGTGATTTAACAGGTAACGTAACAGGTAATGTCACTGGTAACGTAACAGGTGATGTAACAGGTAATGCTGATACGGCAACCACTTTAGAAACAGCAAGAACAATCGCTGGTCAATCATTTAATGGTAGTGCTGATATAACTATTGCTTCAACAGATTTATCAAATACAAGTGATATAGTATTATTAACTTCTACACAAACCTTAACAAATAAAACATTAACAACTCCTGTTATTTCATCAATCTCAAATACAGGTACGTTAACATTACCTACATCAACTGATACATTAGTTGGTAGAGATACGACTGATACACTAACGGGTAAAACAATTAATACTGCTTCTAACACAATCACAGTTGTTGAGGCAGATATTTCAGATTTACAATCTTATATACTTGCTGACAGTACCGATACTTTAACAAATAAAACATTTGACGCAAATGGTACAGGTAACTCTATTACAAATTTAGAAGTTGCTGATTTTGCTTCTGGCGTTTTAGATACTGATTTAACAAGTGTATCTGCTAGTGATAATACTCTTGCTTCAGCAAAAGCAATTAAAACTTATGTTGACAGTCAAGTTACAGCACAAGATTTAGATTTTTCAGCTGACACTGGTGGAGCATTATCAATAGATTTAGATAGTGAGTCACTTACAGTTTCTGGTGGAACAGGTATTAGTACATCAGGTGCAACAAATACAATAACGGTTACGTTAGATGATACAGCTGTTTCTGCTGGAAGTTATGGTTCAGCAACAGAAATACCTACATTTACTGTTGATGCTCAAGGTAGATTAACTGCTGCTAGTACAACTTCAGTTGCAACAAACTTAACAGTTGCAGATGATAGTTCAACTAATGCAACAATATCTCTTTTAACAGATACACTTACAGTTAAAGGTGGAACTGGTTTAACAAGTAGTATTGTCCAAGATACTATTACTTTTGATTTAGATGACACTGCAGTAACTCCAGGTTCATATGGTTCGTCAACAGCGGTACCTCAAATAACTGTAGATCAACAAGGAAGAATTACATCTTTAAGTACAGCTGCTATTAGTACATCATTTACACTTGACGCTGATAGTGGAACACCTGATACATTTAATACAGGAGATACACTAACAATTTCTGGTACAGCAAATGAAATAGAAACTGCTGTTACCGACAACACGATTACAATAGGATTACCGAATGATGTTACAATAGGTAATGATTTAACAGTAACAGGAAATCTAACTGTAAATGGAACAACCACAACAGTTTCAACAACTAATACAACAGTTTCAGATCAATTGCTTGAATTAGGAAATGGTCGTACAGGTTCAGCTACAGGTGACGCTGGTATTATTATTGAAAGAGGTGACGACAATAATGTATTTTTAGGATATGATGAGTCGGAAGATGAAGTAGTATTTGGAACAGGTACATTTACTGGTTCAAGTACAGGTAATTTATCAATAACAAATGCTAATATTAGAGCGGCTGATGTTACAGCAACAGGAGCTTTAGATGTTTCTGGCGCTTCTACATTAAGAGGTAATGTTACTTTAGGAGTTAATTCAGGTGACTCTACCGAAGATACAATTACTGTTAATGGTAGATTTATTTCAAATTTAGAACCATTAAATAATATTACATATGATTTAGGTTCACCAAATAGAAGATGGAGAGATTTATACTTATCAGGCAATACGATAGATATTGGTGGTGCAACTATTTCTGGTG